TCTACCGTTTTTGCCGGCTCGGGCGTGGGTGCTGGAGTGGGGGAGGGCGCGGGCTTGTCCCCGTTTAAATGAGCCTCCACCATCTTCAGAAACCTGTCCCAGCCCAGGTCAAGGGTTCTGTGGGGACAGTATTTTCCATTGTAATCCTGGTGCTTGGTTACTCTGTCCATTCCCCAGCCATAGCGTTTTAAGATAGAAGCGATAAACTCAGCGGCGTTTTGCTCCGCTTTGGTGAACTTCTCACCGCCTGACAGGGAATAGCAGATCTCCACGGCAATCCCCTCCCGGTTGCCTTTGCCGTTTCCGTCTCCGGCGTTCCAGGTGTTCCGGTTTTCCGGCACACCCTGAACTACCTCCTGATCGTCCACGGCGTAATGAAAAGAAACCTCATTGTCGTTACGGATCATATAGGCGATTTCATTCGCCGCCGGTGCGTCGTTGGCGGTGTTGTGGACCACTACCCTGGTAGGAGTCATGGCATAAGGGCATTTAACGGAGTAACGGGAAGGGTCTGCTAAATTTTGAATGATTTTCATTTTGCTTCCTCCTTGTTTTCTAAAGCGGATAAACGCCGCTCTAAATTCTCAATTTGCTTTTGCTGCTTCTGCACCATGCAGATTAAAGGGGAGATAAATTCGCTGTAACGCAAAGCGTATACATATTCGCCCTCTACGGTTCGGGTTTTCAACTCTTTCCGTGTTACAGTTTTTTCCTCTCCGGTTTCCTCGTCTGTGACAGTCTCGGAAACATCTTCGTAATAATCCTCCGTTTTGGGGGATTTGATGAATCCGGCAAAGTCCATGTCGGTCATTCCGATCTGTGGAAGGAGCTCCTCGATATCCTGGGAGATCAAGCCCCAGTGGGTTCTGCCGCTGGTGCCGTCGTTAAATTTGAACGTGCTGGGCTTTAATCCCATAATGAGTTTTTCAGCCTGTTCCGGGTCAATATCGGCAATCGTATTTTTTTCGTTCCGGTCGGAAGTGTTTATGGAACCTGTTTTAGCAAATACCGTGGCGAATCTATGATTTGAGGCCCCTAAATTGATATTGCCGTCTCCAGCGTCTCTAAACGCCCCACTTCCCAGAACAACCCCTACGCTGGAATTATTCGCCCATGATAATTGCAATACTGAACCGTTTCCATAAATCTGCGGAAGAGCGCTGCCGCTGTAGCCGTGCTGCGCGCTGATCGTAGCGTTGATATTGTCGGTCAAAACCTTGTGCCAGGGATTCCAGCTCTGCTCATCGCCGTTCCTGGTTCGATAGGCCAGCCAATTGCTCCCGTTATACTGGCCTAAAAGCTGCAGGCGGTATTTGTTATCAGTCATACCGGAAACTGTGAGATATACACCGTTAAGATCAACGCCGTCACTTGAGTCATTGTAACAAAAGCCAAATCCATTTATGATATCGTTCAGAGTAGGGGTGCCCTCGGATTCTTTCAGCTTATTGTATTCCTGCCGCAGATAATTCATTAAAGCGATATTATCTGTTGTGGCTAAAACCCTTTGATTGGCCGGATAAGGAGGCGTGTTATATTTAAAGCCCGGGGTAAAATACAGGGTACCGTTTGAAGCCCAAATAACATCATAGGCATCTGGATCATCTTCTCTTTGAAAGCCCCACCCCTCGCTTGCGCTTCCCGCTGGGTCGGCAGTCAAGATACGATTTACATTAACGATATTAGAATTTTGGCAGTCTAATGCGTATTTTTCGTCCGCTGGTCCGCTGCCGCCGTACTGATTGGCCTTCAGCTTTAATGCTCCCTGCATTTCTCCGCCGGTAATTGGTAAGGCTCCCACATCAGAGGCAGACGGCATTTGAGCCAGCTTGCCGGAGCTATTTAGGGTAGCAAGGCCGTTAGGCTGCCCTTTGCTTGCTTCCAACGCGTCAAGATCGGCTTGGAGAGAAGCCACGTCGATGTCCTTTAACTGGTTATAGATTTCTTCCGCGTTTTCCCCCTGGGTTTTAGCGTAGTCTCCTTGAGTTTTCGCATAGGCCGCCTGCGTTTGGGCCGCCTGTGCCTGTGAATTTGCGGATTCCGCTGCTGAAGTTGCGGCGTCGGCTGCGGTATTAGCAGACTGTGCCGCAGTATTTGCCGCCTGAGCCGCCGTGTTCGCTGACTGAGCCGCCTCATTGGCCTTATCCGCGGCTTCACTGGCGATCCCTGTGGCGTTGTTCGCTTCGTTGAGAGCTTCCGCCAGCCTGGAAAATTCGTCTGTGCTCTCGATCGCGCCGTCATAATTGCTCTTGATAATGCGCAGAGGGGGAAGGGTTACCTTTAAGGTATGGTTGTCTGTGTCAATGATTTGAAGCTCGCACAGCTTGGTAAGGCCGGATACCGCCATCATTTGAAGGGTGAGGGTTACGGTTGCTTGGTTTCCTTCCACATCGCAGGAATTATAGATCATGGTATTGTCCGGCTTCTGTATGTACACGGATACCGTTTTCCCGGTTAAATCAAGAGGAGAACCATTATCATAGAGATAAATTCTTAACTCTCTGCCGTCCGCTTCCTCCTGAATTACCCGGATTTCTCCAAGGGGCTGCTGCCATGTGCTGTCAATCTCTATTTCTTTGTAGACCAAAATTACACCTCCTGCTTTTGTTGAAGACTATCAACCTTGTCGGATAACTCCTGAACCGCTTTCCAAAGGATAGAAACCATTCCGTAGAGATCGATAGCCTTATCTCCGCTTTCAGTTTCCCGGCGGATTTCTTCCGGGGCTTCATCGTACATCAAACCTACTGATTCATTTTTTGTGCCGACTGATTTTCTTTTTAATTTTTTTGCGTTCTCCTCTGGGATCATGTCCTGTTTCAGCCGATAACGGTACACCGCTGAACCTCTCACTTTCTCTAAGAAGGTTCCGGACAGCTTTTTTACTCCGGTTTTCTTTTTTCGGTCGGAGGTCACAAGAGATCCATTGGAATAGATATTTCCGAACTTTGCGTCACCGTTGGATTCAATGGACGCTCTCATATATCCATTTGTACCAAATTGGATTTTGTTTTTGTCGTACAGAACACATCCGGTATTGCTGAAACGAAGATAATTGTTGTAGCCGTCGTATTGAACAAGAAGCTGTTCCGGATCGGCATAAAAAATATTTTTATTTGTTTTGCCTTTTGTCCCGCGTTTTACTATTACGGTTCCTTCTCCAGTAGAGGAATTTCCGTTAAGATACAGACCGCTGGCTCCACCGGAATACTCAGAAATACCATTTGATCGAATGATAAGATCTCCGTTTGAAACAATTTCGTCCTTATTCGCCAGCGGAAAATCCTCGCTGATCCCATCGATTGTTATAAGCAACAACCCGGAGTTTCCACCGGGATAAGAAATCCGGAAGCCCTGGTACGGTTCTCCTCCGGCCCAATTTCCAGAGCCAATCCTTGCTATTGTGGTTATTTCCTCATCGACGCCTTTCAGTACGGAAGAAGCAAGCTCGCCTTTTCCGTCGTTCGCGTCCAGGTCAAAATATACAGCCCCGGTTTTAGAAGAAATTTTTCCAGTTACGACGGTGTTTGCAATAATTCCGGCAAACGTCATTGAAGTTGTCCACACCCAGTCTGTGTTTTGAGCATTTCTTTCTTTTGAAATCTGTATTCCCTGGGTACCGATTCCCAGTGCGCCAAAGGTTGGGCTGTCCGGGTCTAGATCCTCAAATAGAATAGCTCTGACATCTTGCTTTTTTGCAATGCTGTTTTGAACTCTAAGCTGGCTGTAGGTTCCGTCAATAAAGCCCTTGATCTGTTCCGCTATCAGACTTCCGTCAGGTCTTACAACATTATCTATCTTATTTACAGAAGACGTTACATTGTCAAAATAATTATACTCAGAGCTTCCAAGGACAACGGAAGAAACTTTTTCTTTTAAACAATCATAAGTAAGTTCTATCACTCGGGCTTCTGTTTCAATCCCGAGTTTGTAGTGTTTACAGTGAATGGTGTCTCCTAAAGATACGGATTCCAAAACAGAAAAGTCCTTATACTGTACGGTATTTTGCAGTAATACCATATCGGCAGAAATGGATATTTGGGGTTTATCCAATCCAGACGCGAATTGATCTTTACACTTCTGAGTTAAAGCTGCGTCTAGCTCTGCCTGCGTATCGCAAATAGTCACTCCGTTTTCTTCATCGTCCTCACTGGCATCGGCGCGCATCTTAACGTCTTCAAACGACATAACGGCAGCTTTTATAATTGGATAATTATTAATCAGATCGCTGTCTACATACCCATTATTTGTTATAGTGTATCCGTTATATGCTTTAGGATAAATACGCGTTACAACTTCTCGGGTATCAACGCTTTCCGTCAATCCGTCCGCCGGAATATTTTTTCCATATAAAAGCTCGATCCCTTTATCTGTCCCGATAGATTCATCAATATGAATTCTAAAGTTATCGAAAAGGATTTCTCCACCCCAGCGACTGATAAAAGAATTATCCTCGCCGCCGTTGATTGCCTCAATTAAGTTTTTAAATTGATAATAGGCAGTCGCTTTTTTTGTTATGTTAGATTCACCGGAATACTTGCTGTTTGGGGCCGTCATAAGATCGAGCGCCTGCTGGCCGGTTTTCTCCGTGGGGCGTACATCAACTAAAAAGCAGTCGTTCATTGCGTCCATAAAAATCGGCTCCAGCGTTGCGGAAACTCCGGAATCAGACTTTTCTTTCTCTTTTACTCTGAAAAGCTGGTCGCCGTTAAAGCTTGGAGCTTTTATTACGGATTCTTCAATGATATATTTCCATCTGCCTAAATCATCGATTGGGTGTTCAAGCTCCATCTGCCAGGAACCATTTAGAACCGTTTTCAAATCGCACTTTGTTGGGAAAAGCGTCATATCGCCGTTATGAGAAAAATTTGTATTATCCGGGTTATAAATTTGAATCAAGGTTTATACCCCCATTGCGGAATAATCGAAAGCTGTCCCCCCGATATAGAAATGCTTGTGTCTCCATGAGGAAGCCATAAATCTTCATACCTTCCCGAGATAGCGGTATTCATTAAAGTACCGTCTTCCCGATACGCTATCATATTGCGGCTGTCTATCGTTAAATTTTGCCCTACATTTGCCGTAATTGTTTTCCCGTTTACTGTGAGCGTGTAGTTACCTTCTCCGACAATTTTATAAATTGGCTTACAAAGGTCATATGGGTTAAAGCTTATCGTTGAAAAAGTCTTTTGCCCACTTTTTAAAAACTCATAAGGGTAACAGGTAAAAGTCACGGAGAACTGACCGTATTTTCTTAATTCTCTCTCCAGTTCGTTGTAGTCAATTATAAGAACCTCATAAAAGGTTTCAAGGGAATCCGAAAAGCTCAGCTTTCCGGTTCCCCTCAACCACCTCTTAATATCTCTTATTCTTTTTTGAAAAAGCTTGTCTATTACGGCAAAAGTGCATTTCACAGTAATATTTCCTATGCTGTTGTCGTCGGAAATCAGATCTCCATCTCTGCCGGGTACCGAAAAGGTTTCATAGCGTTTTTCTGGTTGGGAAATTTCGGGATAGTCCGGTAAAAACACGCCGTACGATGCCCCAGAGGCCCCGTTATAGACAATTTCGAATCTGTCAAGACTGCATTGAACCATTAGGCAAACCCCCTTGCTCTTTGTACCGCTCTTTGCTGACCGCCTATCCTTTTTATGGTATATTCCGCTGCCATTTCTTTTAACGGCGTCCCATCGACCGTCGTGTTATTAACAACCTGGATAACCAGCCCCTCCAGAATCCCCGTTAGGTCTACCGGTTCCGCGCTGGCGTTTGCTCTCGCGGCTTCTTTCGCATACTGTACGGAAATATCGTGAGGAATAACCTGTGATCCGTTGGGAAGATATGTTAATTCACCACGTCCGCCCTCGTTCATATATGCGAATCCGCCTTGCCAATTGTCGGTTCCGTGCGCCAGATACGGGATCTCACCGATATTTACGCCCGGGATCAAATTGATTACCCAAATAGCGCCGTTGATCGCCCATATCACTCCATTAATCACGGATTTAACACCGTCTACCAACGCGTTAAACGCTGATCCAATACCGTCAACAATGCCTCCGACAAATCCCGTAAGACCGTTCCAGGCGCTTTCAATTCCGCTGAACACTCCGCTGATTACGTCCCAAATAGCGCCGAAAACAGCCCCTACGACATCGAAAATAGCTCCAAAAATAGTCGCGAATACATCGATCAGAGGAGAAATAAACTCTACGATCTTCGAGACGATCCCAACTACAACTTCAATAATAGGAGAAATGATCTCCACTATTTTACCAATGACTTCACCGATGAAAGAAATAATAGGAGAAATTACCTCCATCACCTTGGAAATCACATTCACAACGACGGTAATAATCTTTTGAATAGGAGGCATTAACGCTTGAACTGCGCTCATAATAGCCTGAATAATGGAAATCAGTGGTGGCATTAAAGACTGAATAATATTCGATACCACCTGTACAATCTGAGTAATCACAGGAGCGAGCGAACTAATCAATTGGTTAATCAAGGGTGCCAGCATGGCGACTAGTTCCCCGATAAAGGTTATAATTTGAGCCAACACTGGCGCAAGTTGCTGCAAAACACTTCCAATTGTCTCAAAAATAATTCCGCCGATTTCCATCAGCAAGCCCATTAATGTTTGAAGAATTGGCTGCAAGGAAGACATGATAGTCGAAATCGTGGTCATGACAGATTCTCTAAATCCATCGTTTGTGGCCATTAAGTAGCTGAAAGCCGCGACTAATCCCATGATCGCAGTTACCGTAAGGCCTACCGGCCCGGTAAGAGCGGTAAATATACCTTTAATTCCGCCAAGCCCAGATACCGCTGTGGAAATTCCACTTATTGCCGTGGAAATTCCGCCTATTCCCCGCACCAGCGTCCCTACTACTGTAATCGCTGGCCCTATCGCCGCTACAATCCCAGCAAACGCCGCTGGGCTGATTCCAAGATTTTGCAGGAACGTGGAAAAAGATTGGATCTTGGTTATCACGCCGTCGAGCGCCGGCGACATTTCTCCTATTGCGTCAAGCACGCCTTGAAATCCGCCTTCTTCAAAAGCTGTGTTGACCGTAGTAAGCACTTCATTTATTTTTGGCAAAACATCTTGTGCCAATTTTTCAAATATACCAGACGTAACATTTCCTAAAAGCCCTTGTACATTATCTTTTAAAGTAGACATCTGTCCACTAAACGTCAGGCTCTGCTTTTCCATAGACTGAAAGTATCTCCCGCCCTCTGATGTAGATCTTTGCATAGAGGCGGTTATTTCATCGACAGAAATCGTTCCTGCACTGATGCGGTCATAAAGGCTTTCCATGCTTTCTCCGGTGGATTCGCTTATTTCCTGCAACGGGTTGAATCCAGCTTCGATCATTTGCTTTACATCTTCCAAAGACACTTTGCCGGCGGAAGACATTTGACCGTAGGCGGTCGCAATTCGATTCATTTTTTCAGCTGAGCCTTGAGAAATATCTCCCAGCATCTGCATTTTGTCCAGCGCATCGTCTGCGGTGAATCCGTAGTTCATTAAAAGCTGTGTTGTTTCCGCAAGTTCCGGCATTTCAAAAGGTGTGGAAGCAGCAATATCTTTTAATTCATCTACTACCTCAGCCGCTTTTTCCGCCGATCCTGTCATTACCTCAAACGACGTGGCGTAGGTCTCCATCGTTGCATTGTACTTTACACCTATTGCCGCGATTCCCGCAAAAGCTGTAGTAGCCATTGTTATTTTTTTGCCTGCGGATTGAAGCGACTTCCCTGCGCTTGAAAGCTTTTTTCCCATGTCACCTATGGTTTTTTGAAAATTCCCGGCGCTTTTTTCAGCGTCCTTGATCGCTCTGTCGAATCCGGTCGCATCTCCTGTTATTTTTGCAGAAAGAGTATAATCAGCCATTTTTCACCGCCTTTCCAGGCTTTTTTAATCCGTTGGCCTGATAAATTTTATCTATCCAGCTTTTTCCCTCATTGGCTTCCACTTCTCTAACGATTTCTAAATTTTCAGAAACCGTTTCCGCATTGGCCTTTTTTACCTTGTTTTTTCGCCATAGCTTCAGCGCTCTTTTTCTTTTTTGCCGGGTTGCGTTATATACGGCGGTAAAAACCGCATTATATAAATGCGTGCTGTCCGCAACAAGCTTGTTTTCCCAAGCTTTATAGATGAACATTTTTTCTTTTCTGGTGAGCGCATCATAGTCGGTTCTCGAATACCCAAAATTTGCAACAAAAAAAGCGAAGTCCATTTCTTTACGAAATGGCTCCGCTAATTTGTCGTAGGCCGGGTCAGGCTCGCGGCTCAGATATTCAAAATCGATTAATCTGCTCGGAAGAAAAAAGGGCAGTCACGCTCCAAAATGTTGATAACCAGACCGCACACCTTAGAGTATCCCTCCGCCTGAATCAGTTCCTCCGCAAGTTTCATTCCCTCTTTAATCGGGACAAAAATATCGGAACCGGCTTCTTTCAAACCGTAGGCAAAGTACGCTTTTAACGACGACACGCCGAGCATTCCACCGCTTTCGCTCAGTGCGGCCAGAGTTGGTTTCTTTGTCACATTTTCAATTAGTTCTATTCTGCCTATGTTGTACTTCAACTCGTATTCTCTATTGTTAATCTGAATCATGTGAGCCTCCTATATCAGCCTGCGGCTTTCGCCGTAACTGTTGCGATACCAGCTTTCAGCGCTTTTCCTGAGGAATCCGCTTCAATAATCATAATCTGATTTCCGGTGACCGCCGCAATTTCGTCCGTACCGTTCCAGGCCGTCTGGCTAACGGCTTCTCCATACGCCGGATATGGTAGCGGGGCCTCTCCGGTTTTATAGTAATATTTATTTTCCGGTGATTTTACGGGATTTACATATACAGCTGTATCCCCGCTTTCAGCGCCTGCAACGGAAACAACCGTCAAAGGACCTAACGCGGCGGTTCCGTCCGGCATTGTGTCCGGTGCCACAGGGTCGGCGGATAAGTCAACCAATGCCCCCATACCCTCCAGCGTTAAGCTGTAAGTCATGGCGTCGTCATAGGGCGCTTCCAGCGGATAATCGGTGATCACCGCAAGGCCGCCAAACATTCCCTTTTTGGTTTTTCCGTTAATTACCTTTATGCAAACAGGATCTCCGTTCTCAAATGCCTGGGAAAGCACTGTATGGCTTTCATCATTCGGCACATAAAGGCCATCATTATCAATCGACCACTCTTTAGACCCGGCAAGCTTCGATTTCCAGCCTCCCTGGGTATCTTTAGAAGTAACCTCGATAGAATCCGCAGAACGGTTAATGGTCAACCCCTGTTGTCCGCTGATCGCGAGCAAAGAAGATCCGTCCGCATTAAAAACCGCCAGCAAAATATCCTTGCCGGCTACCGCTTTTGCCGCAGAGCTTGTGAAATCGCAATAGTTGTTGCTGTCAAACGCAAATAACTGTAATTGAAACATAAATTAATCCTCCCTACATTTTGCATTTAAAACCGTAGCACACCATAAAATCAAAGGTTACAACAGCGTGTTTTTCTCCGGTTTCATCTGTCTGGATAGTTTGTACTCCGCCGTCCGTCTGCATTATCAGTTCGAAAGGCTCTGGAAGAACGATATTTTCTGTTAAAGCCTCTTGAAGCTGTTCGATCATTGTATAGACCCCAACAGAAGAATTTCCTTTCTCGGCAATCGCGTGAACCCAAACTGTAAAATTATCCCGAAACATTGTTTTAGTGTTGGCGGGTGTAGTGTTAATAACCTCCGCAAAATAAAACGGGCTGGGCGCGTTCACCGGAACAGCGTCATAGCATTTCAACTTGGTACGCGTCTGTATTTTATCCTGTATAGAGGCAATAAGAGTAGTTAGCCCAATTCTTTGGTAAGCCATCATTGTTCCTTTCTAATCGCATCTAAAAGGTCTTTTTTATAAATCTTCCGTTGTGTCTCTACATTACGCTGTAAAAACCTTTGGCCGGGTACAAAGCCGCCGTTTACGGTTCTATGTCCGTATTCCACATGCGGGCCGTATTCCTTGGTATACCCGACTTCTTCTCCAGAACTGCTTGATGATTGTCTGAGTTCTCCATGCGGCCCTTTTGGCCTGGTTTTTTCTGTGGATACCGGGGTTCCTCCAGACTGCCTTGCCCGGTTCAGCATCTGCGCTGTCTGCTTTTTTCTTACAGCTTCCCAACGAACAGAATTAAGCTGATTCAGCCTGTTTTCAAGCTCCTCTACCCCTTCCAAAGCGATTTTGAATCCCGCCATATCATCACTCCTTATATACCTTAACCTGTATTACGGTATATCTCGGGGCAAGGTCGATCTTTTGAGTGATTTCCTGACGGACACCGTCAATAACTGCGTGAGAACACTCAGGAAAATCCGAAAATAAAACCGGAATCGCAAAGCGCTGTTCGTTCCGGGTAACTTCTCTGCCTTCTAAAGAGATCTGTTCGTCTGTCCACGGAGTAAACCGGCATACCGTCTTTTTTACTGTGCTCCACTTCCCCCCGGTTTGGTTTCCCAAGACGTCTTCGGTTTGACCCTCTTTGATTTGCAGGTCGCAGGATTTCCAAATCATAAAAAATGCACCGCCTTGTTATTTCCGTCTGTATCGTCGCGGTTATTCTTCCAGTCGGATATTTCTCTATCGTATTCTGAAAGAATATCCTCCACAAAAGAGGTTGACAGATTGGCTACGCTTTCAGAAGAGATACCTTCGTAATAAGTACGCCGGACCATTTTTATTACCGCGTCCACGCAGACAGAATCGAAAGCGGCTGGAAGCGTTTCGGCTCCCAACCGCAAACAAAGCCTGTCCATTATGGTTTGGATATACTCGTTCAACAGTTCATCAGAAACATTTGGATCGGTAATTCGAATCCTTACCCTTTGAAGTATATCCATAATTTATCTTCTCCATTAATCTCCTGCATTTACAACAACCGTATTGCTTCCGGACGCAACCGCTTTATAATACTGATCCGCTTCCACGACGGTAAGCCCCTGTTCGGTCGTTGCCGTAATGTCCGCGCCTTCCGTGAAATTAGGCCAGTTCCGCACATTCTGCCCATAGCTCACTGAAGCGGCGGCGCTCCCGAGACGGTACTTCAAAACGTTACCTGCCGTTCCGTCTTTCCCGGATAACGTGGCCTTTGTGGTTCCCACCGCTGACCCCGCAGATGGAGTGACGGTCAAGGTTTTTAATTCAGGAGCATCGGAAACAGTAACAACCGCAATAGCGTTTAAATATTCCGCGAACAGCACAAATCCCATAAGAGCGTAGGATTCAGACTGTGCTCTCTCATAGTTGCCTTCAGTATGGAATCCAATATACGGCACCTGTGCATCGGTTGTATAGGAAAGCCCAGCTTGCGTAAACTCGGAATCACCCGGATCAACATAATAGGGAATGATGTTGTTAACCGGGGTTGCGATTACGCGGCCCTGGGGAATTTCAGAGGAGAAAAACAGAATATCCGCGCCCAGGAAGTTTTCCACATAGTCCATACCGAAAACATTCTGTACGGTAATCTGCGCGCCGCCCAGATATTTATAAACGTCCAGAGTATTAGCGAACACAGCAACGCTGGTAGCCGTTCTATGCATCTTCTTAAAAGCGTCCTTTACTCTGCCGATCGACATAGCGATCGCCATTTGAAAGGTGGTTTCCTCACTGGTGAGCTGACCAGTCAAGAGAAAGTTATAAAACTTCGCCAATACTTCGTCCTGAAGCTGTACTTTGAACTCCTCATCGGTCATGCCGACAGCAGTTTCAAGACCATATCTGGCAATCGCCTCAGCCGTTACGGCCTTTCTGTATTTTTGAAGTTCAATCGTGGAAAATTCAATGGGTTCCACCTCATACTGAGACAGAGGAATAATATCGCCCTCGGCCACTGAACCGTTTTGTAATTCTCCGGTGGCTCTTTTTGCTACCAGTTGCGTTCCATTCGCTTTTCTAATTGGCCGGGCGATTCCCATTACTTCGGTGAGGGCCGTAATGTTTCGGCCGAATGAGGTCACAAAATCAACTTCCCTAGGGTTAATGGAAAATTGCTGAGTGGTAATAGTATTAGGTTCAGCCGCAAACAACTGTAAATTAAATTTCTTCATCTTATTTACCTCCGTATAAATAATTCTGGATTCTCCGCCATTAATCGGCGTCTTTCATTTGTGTCTTTAACGTTTAGAATCTGCTCTTTGGTAATCTCATACGGTTTTCCCGCAGCCTTGGGCGTTGTCCCTCTTAAAGCGTCCTTAACCGCGGCCTGCACCGCTTCTTTAAAAGTTTTTGCGAAGGCTTCTACCGCTGTTTTTGTTTGCTCAGCGTCTTCGGAAACCAAATTAAAAATCACCTCGTCAGGCAAATTGATTTCCTCGTCGGCAAGCATTTTTCTGGCTGTTTTCGCCATATCTGAAACAGCATTTTGCCGTTTTAGATCATTCAACTCTTTTTCCAGCTGTCTGGCTCGATATTCCGCTTTTTCTTCTCGGGTCATTTGCGCCAGTTTTTCAGCCTCCGATACCTTATCATCGGTTACCGTCTGCCACTTTCTTTGAGCGTTGCTGACAGCCGTTTGGATAGCTTTCTGCACTCTGCGGTCAAACTCCGCCTGATTACCCGGATCTTTTAAAAAATCGTCAAAAGAAACGGTATCATTTTCCTGCGCTGCTGTTTGTGCCTCCGAGCCGCCGGCGTTGCTTTCCGCCCCATCAGCTTCTCCCTCAGCAAAAAGCTGCAATTTAAAAAAATCTTTTTGAACCATATATTCCTTTCCGCCCCAGCTCGTCCAATGTCCGAGCCATTGCATAGTTTAACGTCGTTTCGGACTAAATTTTATTTACATATTCCGGAAATTCTCCGGAAATTTGAGACACGCCAATAAAAAAGGAATCTACCAGAAGCTTTCCGGCTTCCGATAAATTCCCATAGCTTACGCTTACATTACCTGGCTGTATATTCGTTTGTATCCTGTCTGTGGTAAGCTTTTCCATTGATTCAATTAATGTCTGAAACAACGCGGTAACTCCGGCGCAAACAATATCCTGGCCTTCGGGAGCGTACTCCGCATGCCCATGAATAGCAAATCCGTTACCGTTTCGTGTGATCGTTATCATTTCTTTTTCGTTCCCTTCTAGGAGCTCTGCTGCCAATCAGAGCCAATGCTACGATAGTAGCGCAGATAATTAAAATGTTAATCGTGACTACAGGCATTTCTATTCCCCTCCTCTCAAAAAATTTACCGCCTTTTCAACGTCCGGCATTCCCACATAATCCACTATCTTTTCTCCGTCTGTCAAAATCGCCGTGGGCAATCGGTTTACTCCGTATCGATCCGCGCAAGTCGGATTTTCCTGGACATTTATCATTTCAACTTGGATAGGGTCTGCCTGCTCTAAAACAGGATTCATAAATTCCCGTTCGAAAAATTTACAAGGCGAACACCAAGGAGCATAAAAAAACAACAGCTTTCTCATGTTTCATCAAGCCCCTCATTTTCCGCAATTTCTTCCGCTTTTTGCACGATAGAATCCGCGTTCGCCATTACGCTGTCAAGGATAGCATCAGCCTGTATATTGGCTGCCATAACCGCCTTATCCGACATTAGGCAGTTATAATACCCTGTTATCACTTCACCTGTATCATGATCAATACCGATTAACGCCAGCTTTTCTACTTTGCGCTTATCCATATACCCGATGGATTCAGAAAGCCATTGTGCGTATGCTTTATCGCTTATGATGTAGTTCATAAAGTCTCTCCTTAAAAATGGGCATAAGAAAACCACCGGCCGTTTTTGACTGGTGGCTTCTAAAGCTTTTTTTCAATTTGATCCGGCCAGACTGTATCTGTTACGGTCTTTCCGTCTTTTTTATTGATATCCATTTCATAGGCTGCGCCGTCGTCAAAAATTTCAACAATAAATGCTGTTTCTCCGGTTTTTAAGAGAACCTTATCAAACATTTCTAGTCTCACAGTATCACTCCTTGTCTATATAAGCGGAAGTTAATCTCATCTGTCCCGTATTCTTATCATCAATCCATGCGGTTATTACCTTTGCGGTCTTTCCATTTGGCCCCGTTAATTCCATTCTTACTTCGTAGCGTTTTCCCCAGCCTTTATCAGTTTTTTCCTTTGCTTCATACTCGGGAAGCTTATCATATATTTGCTGGATCAAGTCATCTGCATTTTCCATTGTATATCCTAGTGCCGATTTAAAAGCTTTAGCTTTGTCCTGATCCTTTTGGGGGTTGAGGGCATATTCTAAAAACTTCTCTCTTGGAATAGCAGCTTCCCAGTATCTAGGCAACTTTATTATATTACTTTCCGAATCTGATTTCAATCGATTTTCTATCGTTTCCGCCTGCTTTTTATCCCCTCCATGTTTTTTTACATAGTCGTCTATCCACTTATCCCAATCACCCACTTCAAATTCCCAAGCACAATGGCACCAAGGGTGAATCGGCGGGAAGTTTACTCCCGGCTGACGTTCGCTGATTTTAAACACCTTATCAGCCAGTCCTCTGCATATTGTACAAGTTTTTTCGTCCATCAGCGGGGACAGCTTATAGTATTCAAAATCCTCCTCGAACGGCTGTATAGTGGATTCTGCCATCACGTAGGTTCCCTCTGTGTAAATCAGGCGGTAAGCGTCACGCCGGTTTACGTTGCTGAAACGCTTTCTAAGCTGTCTCACCAGTCTGTCGTAGCTGTCGCCGCGCGCGATTCCCTGCGCGATATCCTGATTTAAATATTGAGCCAGCTTCTGAGTATCATTCCAAATTCGTTTTGAAAAATTCTCGCCGTTGCTCCACGGAACATCAACAAACCTTTTTATGATGTCTGAATTAACAGAATAAAAATTCTTTCCGAACCCAAGCGCTTCCATGCTGTAATTAATGCCTTTTGCCGCTAAACGATTCAAGTGAGAGGTAATCTCATCATTATCCAGCCCAGCTATTTCCGCCTGCCGCATAATAACGGAATATTGCAGTCCCTCCAGACGGTTCAGCTTGTATATGCTCTCGCGGACCGGCATAAGATGGGCGTACTGCGGGTATTTTTTGGCAAACTCGTCCATTTGTTCAATTAGAAGCCGCTTGTCCTCGTCAGAAAGAGCCTCCATCAGCTTTCTGTATTCAATTACATTATTTTTCCCATATTCCTGATAATAAGCGGCAATTTGTTTTTCCAGCTTTCGAAACTCGGAATCATAATACTTGGACAGTCTCTTTTTTAACTTTGATTCTTCTTTTTCAGCCGCTTGATTCAATTGTTTCTGCCGATTCGCCCAGTATGACATCTTCTACCACCGTTCTATTCGTCGGATAATCTGTCATATATCCGTCTTCGTCCTGCTCCTTCTCTATTTGATCAATCTCATTCTGAACATTCTCCACAACGGAAAGAACCTTAAGCTGCGTCTGTTTACTTGTAATTCCTGCAAGGTTGCCCGCGATCTGGCTTTCTTCTAACAGATTTGCCGGGAAATTCTGCGTAAATTGATAAGACAGTTTCACCCAGTCGTCTTTTTTCATACCAGATACCGGATTACTGAAAATCAGTTTATAACGCCGGTTCATTCCGCTGGTAAACTTTCTTTGCTTGGTCATAGCTAAATCGCTCATAGCTTGCAGCTTGTATTTCAGTGCGATCCCAGAGGCAGATCCAAAACTCTCATCAGAAATATTGGCCACCATAGAAATCTGAAAAATCAGTTTTTCTAACCGGTTTAATAGGTTCTCCTGGGTGGTGTCCCCGTTCGGTTTTTGTAAAAATTCTACTATTAGAGAGCTGGAATCGCTTCCGTCAAAGTTTATAATGCGGTTATCTCTTAAACTAGCCAGTTCTTCCTTAGTGAGCTTTGCTCCCAGTATTTTTAAATAGGCGTCCGCAAAATACGCTACATCGTTTGCTTTTTCAGAAATCGCCTCGTTGTACTCGTTAATCATAGTCATTACCGGCTCAAAAATTCCAATTTCTTCTTCATTTTCACGATATTCCGAGGCCGGAACTCCTTCAAATCCGTGCACCTTTTCGTATTCCGGAAGAAAATGCAATCCCCCTTCCATTGTGAAATAGCGCACTGTTTGTTCATCGGACACACTGCCGCGAATAATCTCATCAGAATCCTTATAAAGCCTTACAAAGTATCTTGGACGCTCCAACACGGAATCATCATAAATAAAAAACGCCTCCATCGGGGAAACATAAGTTATCCCAATGTTGGCTTGTTCATCTACGTAATAAAGTTCATATCCTTTCCCGTAAATGTCACATAATTTAGATAACTCCGCATTGTTATCGTCTTGATCGTTGTAGCTATCCAAAAACTCCACATATTCCGCAACTCTTTTATCTTCGTCACACAAGACTTTTATAGGAATACCGATAAAAAAACCGTTCATTGTATCCGTGATATATTTCGCAAAGTTAACAGCGATTCTCTTATCCGGTTTCCAATTTGGCTTTGATTTTTGAAAAAAAATCGGGTATTTCGTTCTATAGGCGTCCATTAGCGGCTCATATCTACTCTGAACAATTTCGCTGTGCTTGTTAATAAAGCCTCCCAAATTCTCAACGGTTAACCGCTTATCGTTTGCCAGTCGAAACAAGTCAAATTCCTCCTTTTATGGGATTGTATGTCGTCCTCTGCTCAAGCTTTCTAAGAAGGCTCGCGGCAGAATCCGGGCTGTCGTCATGTTCCGCAAATTCAGAATAATCCAGAATTTCATTGATATATTCCGGATCTGTTGATTCCAACCAAAATATATCCTTCCATGCGCTCCTTAGATACGTCGATATTTTAACGAATTTATTCGTGGATTCGCTGTAGATATCCACCGCATAGCCAAGTTCCCTTAATTCTTTTGCTAGGTATCCTTTGTCAGCGTTCTTCTCACATGCAATTGACCCCGCCCTAAAGCGCTTATGTAAAACCGAAATTTCTTGTAAGCAATCGTCTACGTGTTTATTCCAGCGCTTTCCAAATCCGACAATACGCCCATCTGAAAGCCTTTTGAACACTGTATACGCTGTTCCGTCTTCTCCGTCGTAAGCGGCATCAATGTGCGCAAGCCCATTGTAAATGAGATACTCATCGTCAATAAATTTCGGGTTTTGGAACATAGCATCTTTATCCGCAATGTGTTTCAATTCATAATTTGCCGCGAACAGTGAATCGCTCATAGACTGTCTAAGAGCGTTCAGTTTTTCTCTATCAATAAGGCCCGTGGAATAAAAGTCAAATTTGTACGTATTCGGCATAATAGAGATTGCATCGTCCTTATGCCAAGGAGTTCCTGTATTAATAAATCTGCCGCTGCGGTTCTTTATATTTTGCAGCTCCATGTACTGTATTTTTGTTTTTTCCCTTTCGGCGCGGCTGATACGGTCTTTCAGATTCACAATATCGTCAGTAACTATAATATCGCCGTGCTTTCCGGTAATCGAAGTACCTATTCCAAGCCCTACAATCTGCGAAGCGCCCTTTGTTGATGTATGAAGATTGGTATCTATTTCAGAATCCGTTTCTTTTAAAAGCACCAAATCCACACCGTAAAGCGTGTAAACTAGCTTTTTTAAAACTGTTGTATTCAATATTTTTTGCGACTGCCGGACTACCTCTGTTACGTCAGTGTCAGTCTTTCTAAAAAAAATTACATTTTCGTTTGGGCTTTCGATAATATGGAGTGCGAGAAACAATGATAAATCTGTGGTTTTGTAAGAACCTCTGTGAGCTAGTAGTGTTTGATCTTCTTTAGCGTATAAAAACGACCGAAGCCATTTATTGTGCAGTTCTGTTAAGTCAGCAAACCCTACCCAATGCCCGATTTTATAAGGTTCATTCCATAAAAGACTGAGAACTTCTTTTTTTCTGCTGTTCAAAATAGTCCTCCATCTCCTTTATGGAATTATCTATCGGCTGGGTCAATTCCAGCTTATTGATATACTCGCCGTCCATTTTATTAAGCAGATCGATTGCTTTCATTCGTGAATCCGGTTTCTCTTGATCATCTCCCGCAATCTCCGTTAAAATCATCATGCGGTCAATTCTGCCTAAAATTGCCTTGTTTTTTGATTCATCGATTAATTCTTCATACCTTACCAAAACCTTATCATCGGAAAACAACTTGCTGGCTTTTACATCAACTGTTGTATCCTTCCACTTTGAAGCCGCTGGAAACGCTTCACGATATGCTTTTCTTTGGCTCATGCCCTGGATAAGCCCTTGTACAAATTTTTCGTGTCTGGGGTTTTTTAATATTGCCATACCACCACCGCTTTATAAATTTAATTTAACAATTTCATTTCTGAGAATTTCAAGCTCCCGCGCCCGCCTGGTTCTGCCTTGCGGCTGTCCTAAAATATTGGCTATACGGTTCTGTAAGGCCTGTTTTAGTTCACGGGGATATTGACATCTAGGCAAGGCGCAAATATGCTTTCCCGCCGTCTTGTAGCCGTCAAAAACACACTTTCCATCTCTTGGACAGTACATAAAAATCACTTCCTGTTTTTGGATATCAAAAAAGCCCTTAGCTAATAGCAAAAGGGCTGAAAAATATTTAAAAAAGTTTTGAAAAAGGGTTGACATATACGTACGTAGATTATATAATATAATCAAAGGAAAGGAGGTGAAAAGTCCAGTGGGGAAAAAGAAAAAGCCCCCAAAGAATGTGGAAGATATCAAGACAATAGTTGAGATTCTCGCAGGTCTCGCAAATGTCGCCTTGGTAATCTACACAATCTCTAAGGGCTAAGAGGGAGGGGAGCGAAAGCTCCCCGAACTCCACCCTTATTATACCCCATTGAATTGATATGAGCAAGAAGAAACTATTAAGGAACTCGCCGCTGTATCTGCTGACCGCCGCCAATATTATTTATGCTGTCCAGCATGGGTTTAATTGGCTTACCTGGTTTGCAATAGGATTGACTTTAATTGTGTTTGTATGGGACATTGTGGAGGTGTTTAAGCGTGGCAAAAAGCAAAAGTGAGATTCAACAGGCATATATGAGGAAAAATTACGTCCGTTTCCCGTTAGACTTGCGCCCGGAGGTTCTGGAAGCTTTCCGGGCCGCGTGTGAAAAGAACGGAACAAAGCCGACTACCGAAATTAAAAAATTCATTGCGGAGTATATCGAAAAGGCAGGGGAATAATCCTCTGCCTATTTCTTTAGTTTAATGATACAATAAGTCAAGAGGGACATTCAAGGACATCTTACTCAATCTTCAATTTTTGCAAGGCAATTCCATGTAGTCTTGTAGTGTGGCGATAAGAGTAATTCATTTTAACTGCAACTTTTTCCCAAGACATGCCATTGATATAGTGCAATCTCAGAATACTTTCCAGCCCATAATCATTTATGCTAGAAATAGCTTTTTCAATTTTTATTCTCACTATATTCAAAGATTCTATTTCTTTTGCAATCTCCATTTCCAATCCTATGATTTTTTCGATTGAAACTTCAAGGCCTCCACTGCTTTCAGATTTGACTTTATCAGGAGAAAGGGTTTGTGTTGTTTTTTCAGCGCGTTCTCTGGTTTTCGCTAGTTCATCTAGCTTTGATCCAATGATTATTTCTATATTACGGTATTGATTCAGAAACTCCTTCTTTGTCAATTTTTCAACCTCCTGACAGTCTNGTACCCTAAAAGTAATAATTGCCAGCCTGCCATGATCATTCCTCCTGTATTTTTGGGGTTCTGATTTTTAAAAGAACCTGAGTTCCACATCTCGGGCAATCGATAGCATCAAAGATACTTCCACCTCCGGTTAAGACATTTGCCAGTGAGGTTTCTTGTTTAACCGTGTAGATATCTTTTTTATCCGGCAGAAACTTCATTCCGCAGACTTCGCACCGTGTGAATTTTTTGTTCATCATGATTTTTTTACCTCCGCCTGTATGTTACGCAGGAATGTTTCAGCGAATTTGATATCTTCATCACTCATTAAATTCGCCATTTCCTTGATTTCACTAAACTTACTGAGCGTCATTAACCATTTCCCGCAATGATTCAGGTCCATAAATATTCTTTTTTCAATCCTGGTCATGGCTGTTCTTCCTTCCTCTTACCGTAGTTACAAAAATCATTTGGAGCGACTATCTTTGGGCCGCAATCACAATAGTTATGCCATTCAATGCATATCCATTCGACGCTTTTCAGCCCTGGCTGATGAATACAATAACCGCACTCTCCACAATAGCACGCACCAGCAGCATGAACAGGGTCGATAGTTGGCATTGATTTGATTTGTTCGCAAGCCTTCTCGTTTAAATAAATCGGGGCTAAATCCGCATCAACCAGTCGCATTTTTCACCNTGTTGCCCGGAACCCTCAAAAGTTAGAGGTCTGTTATAGATACAGCCTTTACAGCTTTTTCTATTTCCGTTTTGTGGCCAGCCCAATGTCCTGAGCCTCCTTGCAGTAGAAGTCATCTTGTTTGTTAGTATGCCAGAAAATAGAATCCCCGGTCACATCACATTCGATATGGGAGAAAGGGCACTCTTTCTTATGNTTTTGTCGCACTTCTCCGGCGGGCAGCCTCTAGGCTTACCAGTATCCAGAAGATAATTACAGTATTTAACGAAGCCATGTCCGTGGGTTGCCAGTGCTCTATGATAGACGCACCCTTCACAGCTTTTCCGGTTCATGTGCTTTGGCGTCTTTGCAGTAGAAGTCGTCGTCTTTCCCGGTTGTCCATTGGTATTCAATATGATCTATATGATTGCTTCTTTCCAGATGGTAAAAGGGACACTCCTGCTTGTTCCTATGTACGCAGTCCTTGCAAGTGGTGTGCGGTTTAGGCGGGTCTTTGCTTGCCACCAGAACGGAACAAAGCAAGAAGCCTAACGGTGCGCCTAAAAAGTACCCTAAAAGTAATAATTGCCAGTCACTCATGATTTACCTCTTTTCTTAACTTCTCGATCGTTTCAGACAGTTTCATAACGTCCGGGTGAGATTCAGGCTTTCCGGAATTTAATTCGCACCGTCTCAGCCGTTCAAATTTTTCTATCAGGAGTTTAGGATCTCTCTTTTGCCTTTTCACTTCCTCTTCGCTTATGATGATCGGGGGGCGCAGAAAATAATGCTCTTTATTCATTTGATTCCTTCCTTTCACCGTAGCTGCAAAAGTCATCACCTTCATGCAGCGTAATTCCGTTTTTTCCATGAAGATAACACCCAAATGGTTTTCTTCTGCTTCTCTCAAAAGAATGTTTACAATCCTTACATCTAACTACGGGGACAGCGTCTGTATTTCGATGAAGTTCCTCCACCGCCTGATCTCTTTCATGTCTTAGGTGGTCAAGTTCTGCGCGAAGTTTTCCGAATGTATTTTTATCCCAAAAGACAATACGCCTTTTTAACTGTATATTCTCTGATAGCAGCTTTTCAATAGCATCGGAGGCGTCTTTTAGTTCGTCCAAAGCACAAAGGGTATACATTTTTCGCAGTCTCTCAACTAATTCCTTATACATAACTAATCCTCCTTTCTAGCCGAAACCTGAATACTCGCTTCAATTACCGCGTGTTTGATAACATTTTGAATCTCTCTCCACGCCGAAGCATAACCATCTTGAAAGCCTTGTTGATATTCTGCGCGTAGTTCTGACACATAATCCGTTACTTCGACCTTTGCCATAGCTAGTCCTCCAAATCCATTTTAGCGCCACAGTTAGGGCAGTAGCTTGTTTTAAAATCATTGGTCAACCCGCATTCAGAACATCCTATTTGTAAATTGCCCACCCTTAACACAGGAAGATATTCTATCCACTTCCCATGCTTCACCTCTGCCACGTCGGCGGCGGGAAGATAATTGATAAAATTTGATGTATAACAGTTATTACATTTATTTGCTTCATAGTTATGTCCGCAATTCTCTCGACAGAGAACATTTAGCGCAAATTCCCTTTCTATGTACTCAGACATCGTCAATCCTCCTCGTCAAAGCTGTCTAAAGGAACAGAGATTTCATCTTCGTCGGTATCGTCAACAGCAACTAAGACATATCCAATTACAGGTACGACCAATTGAGAGCAATCCAGTTCTTCACCAGTACATTGAAAAAAACTGTCGCAATCAATCTCTGTAATCTTAAAGTATCTCGCCATAGTCAATCCTCCTGTTCCAAGCTTTCGCCGCTTCTTCGTATTCTTCACCGTTGGGGTGTTTTCGCGCGTCATACAAAATTCTTCCCGTTCTTGAATCGCAGCTGATGCACCGGACACACACTGTATCACACCAAACTCCGTTCGTTTTTATCGTAGTTCTCTTATATTTAGCCTTACCTCCGCAAAAAGGGCACGGCTTTAATTCAGTCATGGTTTGCCTCCTTATCCTCTGCATCGAAAATCTGGTCATAAGTTTTTATGATCATTGCTTTTGCCCTCCGTTCGCTGAATCTCAATGTCTGCTATAGCTTGGAATACGGGATAAAACTGTTGAGGAACAACGGCGTTTCCTAAACACTTAAGTCTGTCCAGCGCGTCGGGAACCCCATGATCATTTCGTAAAAGTTCGCCGTCGTCGCCGCGGAGTTTCCGCAAAGCATATTCAAATAAAATAGGTGCTTCGACGGATTTCCTTTCTTCGAGAATATGTGTCTCATTGTTTTCAAGCAGTTTTTCCCGACTGTTGTCCAAGCCATTCCGTCCGTTGCTGTTGGAGTTGGCAACAATACAAATTCTTTTGCGTTCGTGCTCCATTCCGGCTTGGAATGCCGAAAACACTCCCCAGCCCGCATTATACCCCATGTGGGCCAGGTCCCGCAGAACTCGTCCAAAAAACCTTCCATGCTCACTTGATAATAACCCTGGTACGTTTTCAGCCACGATCCACTTTGGTTTAATTTCGCGAATGATTCTCGCGAATTCCCCCCACAAATCACGCTCATCACTAGACGCGAGACGTTTTCCCGCAACGCTATGCGGTTGGCACGGGAATCCTCCAGAGAGTACGGTGATCTCCTCACTGATTTTTCTAGCCACTTGTAATCCTGTAACATTCCTTATATCCCTCCATTTTGGAACATTGGGCCAATGTTTTTCCAATATTTTTATGGCATAATCATCTAACTCACATTGCCCGAGAGTTTTGAACCCCGCCATTTCCGCTGCGAGATCAAGCCCTCCAATTCCAGAGAACAAAGAAAAATGGGTCAAGCTGGTATGATTTTCTTTCTTTCTCTCAATGTGTTTTTTCATTTTCTATCGGTTCCTCTTACCTTTTCCCGCCTGTTTGCGGCGGGGTTGAATTCAAGGGATTAAACGCTTCATGGAATCGTTAAGCTTTTGATAAGTATCGCTGCACATAAGCATAGAAACAACATTATCCGTCAGCGTTTTAGCCATAACATCATCAAAGGTTTGTTTAATTCCGGAATTTACTTGGCGTTTCAAAATATCTGCCTTTTTTTCTACTTCTTTTTGAACGGTTTGTAATATCGTTGTCCTCATGCGTTCAATATCAAATTTTTCTTCTAAAGAGTTCTTGACGCATTCATTTAAGTATTGCTTTCTAGTAAGTTTCTTTGGTTCTTCTCCCCAATTTCCACCAATAGTTACAGCCTCTTCCATGAATTCGTTAACCGAATTGGAAATTTGTTTTTCAACCTCTTCCTTGGTGTATTTTTCAAAAGTTTTGTTATAAGTATCCTTAACTAAGCTTACTATCTCGTCATGCACCATTTTATATATACCCATTTCCACTGAGTTCTTAACGGTATGGGTAATATATTCGAACAGGTTAGTCATATCGACTTCCAGCTTTGCTTCATTAAGTTTAAAATCGGCAGTGTCGTTATAGGGGCACGCTTCATAACCTCCATTATGTTCACAGATTGGCGTTCCATCGCTATAATCATAACCACAAAAATATTTACAGTTTTTACAGTCTTTCATTGCTAATCTCCTTTCTTATTTAGAGAGGTGAATTCCTCCCGTCCAAAATCTCAATGAGCCGCCTGCACACAGG